GTATTTTTGCAACCGTACCCAAACCGGACACATCCATCACGGAGTTGTTTGTCTCGTCATTGTTGTACCAATTATCATCAAACCCGTTTGAAAAATCTCCGTTCACAACATAGTTGTGCATCGAATTTTCCTCCACATGTTTGACCTCTTGTGAGATTTCATCCTTTGTCGCTTTTATCAACGAATCCATCTCGACCTGCGTATAATAATTTTTCAGTTTATAGGAAACGCCCTCCTCAATAGCCTCTTTTGATGCCGTGATTTTGGTTTCTATTTCCTCCGTGGTCGAATAACTCTCAAGGACTTTCTTTGTCGCCCTGTTTGAGATGGAGACCGCCTCCTCCGTGGCTGCTGCCGTCTCCTCTTTCTGAATCTCTGCGAATGTCTTTCTCGCATTGGAAATCTCAACCGTGTTCTTTTCCGGCGATTCCGGATATTCTGTGATTTTGACAATCCTCTGCTTTTCCCTCGTCCTCGTTTTCTTTGACACAAGTGTGACCGTGTCTCCGATTCCGTATGAGAGAATGTCTTTGTATTCCTCTGACGCTTTCGCAAGGTCGACCACCTCTGCGGTGTATGCCTTGTATGGTCTTGACATTTCCTCAATCTTTGCTGTCGCATCCTCAATCAGACTTGTGGTATTGGTATATCTTTCGTCTTTCCAAACATACGCCTTGATTTTGGAACTGTACTGAAAATTGTCGATGTAATCTTTTCCGGTCAACCATTCCGGTGTGATGCCGTCCTTGCCTATCGGATAGATTCTTGTGTAAAAATCGTATGTGTCCGACTTCAATGATATTTTCCGGAGGTTCAACCCCTCCATGAAATAACACCCTTTGTCGCTGCCTATCCGGTCATATATGTCGATTGTCTTTGTCAGTGAATGGATGATGCACTCGCAGCGGTATGTTGTGAGGCACTTTTGCAGGACATCCCATGCGGTGACACTCTCCTGCTCGTCGATGGTTCTTTTCTTTGTGACGGTACATATTCCGACATGCCATCCCGTACCCTCAAATGCAAACTCAAGACATGCCTTGATTGTCTGCTCCTGTGATTCAAAACCATACGGGAACGCTGTTCCCTCCAACTCCTCGACATTGAGAACTGCTGTGTATTTGTTGAATTGTTCTCCCTTTTCAACCGCTTTGATGACATATTCGTCCGTTTTGGTGTGTATATAATATTCTTCTTTTAACAGGTCAACCAACGCTCCCGCTGCCGGATAACTGAACGACAACTCTTTGTCTCCGGAATCCAGTGTCGTTGTGATTTCCCTGTCCTTGAATCCGGACAATGTTCCGATTCTTTTCTTTTTGTCGTTAAAAATCTGCAATGCTCTCACCTCCTAAATCCACATAGGCGTGTATCTGATAGTCACTCTCGCCTTTGTGTTGGAGAATGTGAGTGCTGTTTCTCCGGTCTTTAATACCGGAAACGTCCACATGTTCACCTTGTCGAATGCATTTGCCCCGTCGATTGTCACAAGTCCTGTCTTTGCATCTATCACAACCGTCTTTCCTGCTGCCAAACTCTCAATGATGATGTCATCCTCTCCCAGTCCGGTGATTGTGTAATTCGTCAAGGCACTCTTTGCATATACCTCCACAACGCACGGAGCGTCTCTTGTACCCACTTTATAGAACGATGCAGAGGTTTTCCCGTCGAATGTGATTGAGAGGTCGTCATCGACGAAAAAGCCGTCAAATTCGAGGTTTACAATGTATCTCTGTTTTACATTCTTTTTTTCGTAGTCATTTGTTGTGATGAATCCGATGTATGTTCCTTTGTAGCCGTCGAGTTCCATCTTGCAAGCCTTTGTGAAATTGCTCATGAACTCCGATGCAGCACGGATGATGTTGTTCCTGTCCTTGCCTTTGAAATATATTGACAGTTTCAAATGACCCATCTGAACCTCTGTCTCAAATTCCGTCGGCAGTGCTGCACTCGTCAGCCATTCATAAGAATTTGAAAAAGAGGGAGGCTGCACATCGGCGGTCAACTGCTTTGCATCGTATTTCTTGATGTCTATTCCGTTTATTTTCATCGCCCTGTTTTACCTCCCTTTTCGCTTATTTATTACCATTTCCGCATCAACCTTTGACACGGTTCTGCTTGCTATTTCGTCGCCGTCAATGTATGTGTGATTCGTTACATACACAACTTGCGATTTCTGTACTGCATCCAGTTTCTTGTCAAGGATGCTGTTCAATTTGTTGTAAAATTCCGCAAGAGGCAATATTGCCTCGTCTCCTGCCTCGCCTCCTACCATGAGACTGTTTCCGTTGATTCCGAACACGGTCGGATTCGTCATGATACCGCCGTTTTTGTACCATTCAATCGAGAATGACGGGAGTGAACCTTTTCCTCCGATTCCGTATGGTGCTTTTCCTCCGTTTACACTGATGTGTGGGAGGTTCAAATGTGGCAATGACCACTTGAAATTGAACACGCCCTTGATTTTCTCAATCACGCTCGAAACAGTAGACTTTGCACTTTCTAATTTTGACGAAAATGCACCCTTGATGTCGTCAAGCACCGATGACACGGTTGACTTTGCTGCTCCCATTTTTGAGGAAAACGCCGACTTGATACTGTCGAGTTTTCCACCCATCAGAGTGTTCGCCGTACCCATGAGAGAGTTCATCGTGTCCTTTACGCCTGTGAATGTAGCAGACACGATTCCCTTGATTCCCCCGCCTTTTTCACTGTATGCGGATTTCATGTTGTTTAGTTTCGTTGACACATTGGACTTTGCCGTCTCCATGAGTGAGGTTGCCTTGTCCTTTATATTCGTGAAATCCGTTGACCATTTCGTTTTTATCTCCGAAACTTTTGAGGAGAATCCGGACTTGATTTCCGTCAATTTATTCGATGCATTGTTTTTCCATTCGGTCATTTTATTCGTGACCGTGGTTTTCATATTCTCCCAACCTGTCGAAACATTGGACTTGATGTCTGAAACCTTTGTTGAGAAATTCGTCTTTATTTCATTCAGTTTGTTTGATGCATTGGTTTTCCATTCCGTCATTTTTGTTGTGACGGAGGTTTTCATATTCTCCCAACCCTCGGAAACTTTTGTTTTGATTTCCGATGTCTTTTCAGAGAATTTTGATTTGATTTCAGAGAGTTTTCCTCCGGATAAATTATCAACGAATGTAAATCCTGCTGAATAATATCCTTTGATTCCCTCCCATCCGGCAGCAACAACGCCCTTGATACCGCCTCCGTTTTCTTCATAGGCGGTTTTCATGTTCCCCAGTTTTTCCTTTGCCGTTTCGGTCGCTGCCGACATGACATTGTGAACCGTGTCCTTTACGCCGTTGAATACTTTCGATGCAGCTTGTCCTATTGTGCTGTTTTTTATGTTGTCGCCGATTTCCTTGACCTTATTCGTGACCGCCTCTTTCGCTTTCGTGAATGCTCCCGTGATGGTCTCTTTGATTGCATTGAATTTTTCTTTGATGTTGCCCCACAATTCGGACAGTTTTTCTTTGACTTTATCCCAATTTTTATATAGTGCGACACCTGCTGCAATCAGTCCGGCAATCAGTGTCACAATCAAAATAATCGGACACAAGTTCATAACTGCATTGAGTGCCGTCTGTGCTACCGTCATTCCTCCGGTCGTCGCCGTGGCTGCTGTTGTAGCTGCAGTGTGTGCTGCCGTGGCTGCTGTTCCTGCCGTATCTGCTGCCGTTCCTGCTGCCGTGGCTGCTGTCTTTGCTGTTATCTTTGCAATGATTTTCGCAGCACCGGAAACAAATTTCTGTCCGGTCGTTATTGTGTCGGAGATACCCTTTGCCACCTTACCGAATCCGATTGACAACGGACCGATAGCAGCGACCACAAGACCGACCTTGAGGATTGTTTCTTGCTGTGCCGGAGAGAGCGACGTGAACCACTTTGTCAACTCTTGAATCTTTCCGGTCAGTTTCTCAATCATAGGTGCTGCGGATGTCTGTGCTGTGGATGCCAGTGTCGACAATGCCAGTTTTGCGTTGTTCATCGCAACTTTTGCATTATCAATCGGGTCGAGAGTTCCGTTGTAGGTGTCCTCGACCGTCGTTCCGTATTCCTCCATTGATGACGACAGACTGGTGAGGTCGATTCGATTCTCACGAATCGCCTTTGTCATTTCTGCTGCACCTTTCTTTCCAAACAGTTCCGTTGCAATCTGCATCGCCTCGGTCTCTGTTTTTGCGTTCTTGATGCTGCCGATGGTCTCTGACAACGCCTCGTCCATTGATTTTCCCTCTGCTGTGGCGTTCTGTAATGCCTTTTTAAGACCCGCCATTGCTTGAGTTGAATCAACACCGTTTGCATCGAATTGAGCCATCAAATTGATTGCTTGAGGCAATGACAGACCCATTTCTTTGAACGCTGCGTTGTTATCAAGTACATTTGATTCAAGCGTGTCAACGGAGATTCCGGTTTCCTGTGCCTTTGCCGTGAGCAATCCTAACAGGTTTCCCGTCTGTGATGCATCCACGTTCCACGCTTTCATGATTTTGTCGACTTGGTCAACTGACTGTGTGACGTTTGTTCCATTGATTGTTGCAAACTGTATGAACTGTTTTGAGGTCTTTTCAAGTTCCGTTCCTGTTGTATGGAATCTTGTGTTGACTTCTCCGATTGCCTCGCCTACCGTCGACATATCCTCCGGCATTGTGCCGAAAACATTATCCGCAGACTTTGTCAATCCCTCAAGTGCCTCTCCGGTTGCTCCGGTCTTTGTCACTATGGTGTCATATCCCTCGTCGAGTTCTTTGAACGCTGCAATAGATGCTGCACCAATGCCCGCAATTCCGGCAGAGACAACCGACATTTTCTTTCCGAAACTTTCCATCTTTGTTCCCGCCGTATCGCAAGCGGTCGCAAATTTTTCAAGTTTATTATCTTTCAACTGGTCATTAACGTTTTTTAGTTCTGCCTCCATGTTCATGAGAGCAGTTTTTGACTTTTCCGTCTTTACTGTCTGATTTGCAAGTGCGGTCTCTGTCTTTCCGATTGCTGTCTCATTTGCAGTAAACTCTTTCTCTAACTTGTCAAGTTCCTCTTTGAGTGCCTTTGACTGTTCGGAGTTCTTTCCGGTCTCTGCTGTCGATTTCTCATAAGCCTCTTTTGCAGCATCAATCTTTGTTTTGAGTTCCTCTTGCTTTGTCTTTTGGTCTGACAGTTTCTTTGTCAACTTCTCCTGCTGCTCACTGTTCAATTTCACGATGTTTTTCTGCACCGTGATTTTTTGAGTGAGCGATTCGGCTTTTGCCTTGAGGCTGTCTGTTTCTGACCCGAACAACTTTGCTTTCGTCGCTGCCGTCGTATATTCCGCAGACAAGACTTTCATCTGCGATGCTGCTGATTTCATTTGCGATTGATAACTGCTCGAATCTGCCGATATTTTGACGCTTGTATAAGCCATTCGGTCGCCTCCTCTCTTACTGATTTTCGTTGATTGTATCTAATTCAAATTTTAAGTAGTCCAACAACGTGACAATGTTCTCTTTCATGCATTGACTGTATGAGTTTTTCAATAGCCGAATCGCAATTTTTACAACACGGTCAACAATTTCCCCGCAGACTTTCCATTGATTTTCCTCCGGTTGTTCATCCTCGTCCTCATATCCATTTTCACGGTCATAGTCATCGAATGCGGATGCCTCTTTTTCCACCTGCTCAACCTCGACGATGTTCAGCATCTTCTCTGCAACAATATTCTGCATGATGAAATGAACCGTCTTGATTGCCGTCAGAAATTCAACTGCATCAATCTCCCCGACTGCTGCAAGCGACAATTCATTCCCGAACATCTCCTGCATTATCTTTTTGTTGAAAAACATCACGCCGGAGAATTTCTCCGTGTCATTCTTTTCCATGAGACTGATATATTTTTTATACTGTTCTACCGTTACGGAATTGATGAAAAGTCTCTCACCTCTGCAAGTGACCTCGATTTCCGGTATCACTTGCCACTCTGAAAATTTTTCTCGATGTTCTCCATTCTCTTGGTGAGTTCGTCTGCAATTCCCATGTCGATGAACTGGAACTCAAGAATTAAACCTGCTGCATCAAGTCCGGTCTCCGGATTCTTTAATTCCTCAACGGTGAACTGGTCTCCGTATGCTTTGCAGATAAAAAGACCCATCGCCTCAATGTCCTGCTTTGAATACCTCTGTTTTGCGTCGACAACCTCTGCAAGTTCGAGATATTCCGTGTATGTGTCGATTGACATTTTCGGCATTGTAAACTCTTTGTTGTTGACTATAATTTTTCTTTTCATGATTTATCCTCCTGTTATATGCCCTCTTATTAGCCTAAACCGCCGTTTTTCTCCTGCACTTTGCTGAACCATGCCTTGATTGCCTCTGCTGCCTTTGTGTCTCCGGAAACGAGGTTTGATTCGTCGACCGAAATCTCATACGCATTGTCAAGACTTCTCTCATAGAATGAACCCTTGATACTCTTTGTTGTCGGAGACAATTTGCCCTCTTTTGTGCTTGCCTCCTCACTGATACCCTCTGCAAACTTTCCGGCGTATAACCATTTGAAATCATACTTTCCGTTGAGTTTTCTTTCTCTCCATCCGACAGCGACCTCCGGTGCTTTGTCATCCGCAGTCTTTACAAGAAAACCGTTCTCATATAACTGACCGAAAAGAATCTGTCTGTCCTGTGGTGCAAGTGCATTGACCTCAAGTTCGATTTCTGTTCCCTCATAGGAATTGATGACTTCCTCTGTTCCATCGTCAGAGTAAATCTTTTCGGAACTCCACTTTTCGTCAACCTTTGCTTTGATTGCTCTTGCCAGTTTGACCGGAGTTTCTGCAACGTATGCTTTCGCATCGTTCTGTGTGAGTTTTGCGATGTAGAAATCTCTACAACCGCAAGTTCTACTCCTCACAATCTTCTGTTCTGTGTCGCTAACCTGTGTTACTGTTTCGCTCATGTCTATTCCTCCGTTTCATAGAATTTTGAAAACCTTTGTGCTTTCATATAGATTCCGTCCTCCGGCTTTGAATCGTCTCCATTCCTGCCGTCAAACGAGAAATCATTTGCTTTCATGAGTGACTTGATTTCCCTCGCAAGTTCAACCTCGTCACTCTCTGAAAATATAGTGACCTGCACTGACAGCGTCACTCCCTCTGCATCGTCGTCCGAATAATTCTCGTCGTTCTCGCCCAAATCCCACAAGGTCACATGTTTGTCATGGATGTTTTTGTCATACCATCCTTGCATCACAATGATTTTCCTGTCTGATATTGGTTTTAATGCGTCGGATGCATCTTTGATGATGTCCGGACTGCTGCTCATGCTCTCACCTCATTTCAATGTGTTGTCTAAATAGGATTGATATTCCTGTTCTGCGATTTTTTGCAGTTCCGCATCTGCCTCACGCCCTGTTGCATAGATAAATTCTTGAGGCGGGCGATAGATAGTTCCCCAGTTTATGAATTTCACATAAAAATGTTCGCTGTTGTCCGACTTTTCCCATCCAACATCCGCAGACGCTCCGGTGTCTTTCACCTTGACCGCTCCCAGTGGTATGCTGTCCGCTGCATGTGATGTCACGGATGACTTTGAACCAAATCCTCGACCGGACAATTTAATGTCCGCAGATTTCGGAATCTTACCGGACATGATGTTTTTCACGACTGGTTCGCTTTGCTTGACAATCTTTTGATTGACCTCTTTTATGTCCTCGTCGCTTGCTGCGTCCTCAAATGCTTTCATAAGTTCTTTCAAACCTTGAAATTCCATCTCAATTTTCACTGCATCACCTCCGGTGTCAGATTATGACACTATGCTCCCGCTCTGCATTTCAACTGATATTTCCTGTCGTCTGTGAACATCGGACACGCATCATATATCTTGAACTCAATGCCTTTATACACTGCATAGAACTCTTTCAGATTCAATCTGATTTCCTCCATCTTGTCGCAGGCTCTCGTTTCAAACACAATCGTGTTCTCAAGACCTATCTGCAAGGCATTGTATTTCTCGTTTGTTCCCAAACTCTTGACATCGCACCAACATGAGAAAAATTCCTGTTCCTCTTGCTGCCGTCTGCCATCAACAACGCTTGTTGTCTTACGAATTATCTTGATTCTCCTCGTCATTCTGCTGCACCTCCGTATATTTCTTTCAGTAACATGGAGGAAACGGCAGCGGATAGCGTTTTTGTGTCGCTCCGGTACTTGTCACGGTTGTCGTACAGTTCTTTCACGGACATAAATGCAAGCAGTTTTTGACGGCTTGTGAGGTTGTTCCGGTCGAAATTCGGAATCAGTTCCGTCATTTCATCCAGTGTCGTGTCAAGCATCAATTCAAGGATTTCAATGTCGTCATCATAGTCGATGTGACAATATATCTTGCATGTAGCAATCAGACCGCCTCTGTACTTCTCTTTTTCTTCATCCGTCATGTTCTCACCTGCTTTCAATTAGCAGGACGGATTCACCGCCCTGCTGCCATATTACCCGTTGATAACTTCTGTAATCTGACCCTTGATGACTGCTCCCTTGTCGACAGGCTGCACATCGAAACGGTCACGCACTTTGATTCCGGTCATGTCTTTATCCCACAAACCTGCACCCTTGTCATTGAGGTCGATTGTGAGGACATTTCTGTCAAAGAGTGTGACTGCCTCTTTTAAGTCACCGCAGAAAATAGGATGCTTGTACCCGTCGATTGTGTGACCATCGGTGTTCATAATCTTCTCGGATGCAAGAGTTTTCTTTGATAATTTGATGATAGGATATTCACCGAAAAGCATCTTTCCCTTTGTCTGCTGTGTCGGGTCTTTCTGTAAAATATAGTTGCCGTCTTTATCCTTTAACTTGTCAAGGTAGTTGAAACCGTTCTGATTTGTGATAACAACTGCATTGTCAGCGATTGCAGGGTCTAACTGCTCATTGAAAATGTCCTTGAGGCTGTCAAGGTTCTCGACTGTGACCTCTTTCCCTTTTGTCATCTCATTGAGTACCTTGAGAATCATTGCGTTACGGGTTGCCTTTGTTTTCTTGGCAATCCATTTGTTGATGTATGCCATGATGTTGGATGCTGTGTCCTCAAGTAACTCTGCTGTCATCTTGAGGATTCCACCCTTTTTCTTTACCTTGTACTCAATCGGTAAAAATTCCGGTTCGTCCATCTCCGGAAAATCCGCAGCCTCGTCAACATTGTCAAATGGTGTTGATTCTGCATCAACCTCAATGTTTCGTGTTCCTGTCTTAGTTGTTACGCCCTCGACATTGACATACTGTTCAAGGTTGTCGGATGAACGACGCAACTCGATGATGTCTGTTCTGATGTCCTCCGGAATTGTCACGCCGATTCCGACCTCTCCCTCACTTCCTGCGGTTGTGTCGGATGTGAGTGCATCCTTGTACACCTTGATGTCTGCCTCGTCTGCCTCTTTGTGCAGGAATCCGGCTTTGACAATGTTGACAAATGATTTCACGATGTTCTTTTTGTCCGGCTTGACATCCCCGCCGACCTGCTTTGCAGTTCCATCCTTGACCTTGTTCTCGATGCCGTCCTGCTCGTCCTCGTCCAAATCATAGAGGAGGTCGAATCTGTTCTGTAATTCTACGAGTTCCTCCTTTGCTGCTCTTGCCTTGTCGAGTTTTCCATCGTTCACAAGGCTCTTGACTTCATTTTTCTTGTCGTTAATCTGCTTTAATAACTTCTGTAATTCCTTATTCATGACTTTCTGTCCTCCATTTCTTACATACCATAAAGGTATAAATCATCAAGAATCTGCTGCTTTTCTGCCTCGATTCTCTGTTTCTCTGCCTCTGCTGCTGCATTGTTCCGGTTTTCCAATTCCGCAATTACCGCATCGACAATGTCCTTTGTGTCGATTCCCTTGAGTGCCTCCGGAATATTGTTGTATTTCTCGAAAAAGTCAGATGCACACGCTGCAACTGCTGCCTTTTCCTCGATTTCAACATTGAAATACTGTTGCATCTTCTTACTGTCGAACCATGTCTCATTGCTCATGAGAGATTGAATTTTGTCTCTTGTGACACCCTCCTGCACATGTTCCATGTAGACATCAAGAATTGAATCCTCGCAGAGATTCAACTGCTTTATGACTGCCTTGAAATCGTCTGCGTTTCCGTATGCCATGCATAACGGTTTGTGAATCATCGCTTGAGCACCTGTTGCGAAATGCAGTTCGTCACATGCAAACATGATGACTGATGCAATGGATGCAGCCATTCCGTCAACATATCCGACTTTGTGTCCGTCATATCGCTTTAACTGGTTGTAGATTGCCAGTCCTGCAAATACATCTCCACCGCCGGAATTGAAATAGATGTCAATGTCCTCATATCCATCTAACTGGTTGAGGAAATCTGCGATGTCCTGCGGACATCTGTCCTCCTCATACCACATAGATTCCCATGTCGCTGATACAATGTCACCGTAGAAATACAAGGAACATCTGCTCTGCTCCTCGTCCTGCTCTAAATCCAAATAGCCGACATTCTCAACTTTCCCGCTGCGTTTATTTTTCTTTGTGAAATCAAAACGTCTTTTCTTTGCCATGCTTATTCACCTCCCTCCTCGTCAGTCTCGTCCTCTGCCGTGTCGGTTTCGTCCGGTTCTGTTGCTGTGTCCGGCTGCTCTGTGTCCGGCTCTGTTTCTTTCTCCGGTTGCTCCGGTTCATCGGTGTTCTCCTGCTCGGATTCACCTTTCAAATATGCTGCACCCGCCATCGTCAACGGTACGATGCTACCGTTCGCAAGTAGGACATCGCCTCCCTCCGCATCTTCCATGTCGAGTTTACGTCTTGCCTCATTCGGTTTGATAATCGTTCCATTGACACCGTTTCTCAAATACTCCATCTGCGTTTTTGAATCGGTGCGGAACAATACCTTTTCGTTGAATTTGTAATAATATCCGTCGTCTGTATCTTCATCCGGTAGCATTTTGAAATTGATTTCCTCCTCATACTGCTTGATGATGAACAGTTCCGTGTCGACGTAGAATGATAACTGCTGCATCTCGCTATTGCTATATGACGACTTTGAATAATCGTTGATTTGATTCGGTTTCACTCCGAACGCTCCGGCGATTTGCAAGGCGTTATATTTTTTCAGTTCAAAGAACTGTGAATCAGTCAGTTTGATGTCAAGAGGTGTGAGTTTCATTCCTAACGGAACAGGCAGGATTTTTCCTGTGTTCTTTGCTCCACTGCCGAACTCCTCAAACGACTTGACAAGTGCTGCTTTTGCCTTTTCGTTCAATTCTCCGGTATATTCAAGAGTTGCCTTTGCTGTCAGACCGCTCTCATACAGATTATTCATGAACGCCTGTGATTCGGATGCACCTGCAACCGTGTCTCTTAATATCTGTTGCACTGGTAGTCCTGTGATTCCGTCAAAACTGAAAGATGTCTTGAAATGCATCACCTCGTCTGTACTGAACACATATTGACGACCTGATGTCGGGTCTGTGTAGACGTACCACAAACGCCCCACTCCTGCGAATATCCCTGCATCATCAACGACTATCTGCACACAATTTGACTGCATGACCCACAAATCAACGATTTTTATTTCACCGCCGAATTTCTTTCGGTCAAACTTCTTTCTCATATACACATAGCCGTTTCCGTAATGGTTGCGGTTGATTTCAACCGTGTTCCAAAATGTTGTTGGTGTCATGAACGGATTCGGTCTTTTTGAGAGCAGTTTTGATGTATCTGTCGCCTCTGCCTCAATGATTCCCTTGTCCGTTTTCTGATAATATTTGATAGGCATTTTTGCAAGGGTTTCTGACAGCATCTTGAGACATGTGAAATATGTGACCTCTGATGTCGGTTTCCCTTTTCTTTTCAGTCCTATCCGCTCAAGGAATGACGGTGAGTTCAGTGTCACAACGCCTCCGCTGTCCTGTGGTTCACCTCTCCACCAATTTGAAATTTTCACTCCTAATCTCTGAAACGGATTCATTTATTTCTCACCGCCTTTCTTCATGTATTTTTCAAATTGTTCAAGCCATTCATTGACAGTTTCGTTCACATCCGGTCGATACTCCTCTTTCATTGCGTGTTTCCATGCGTCGATGATAGCGTCAATCGGGTCGATTCGTTCTGTCGTGATGTCTTTGTCAATTTTTATTTCACCGTAGTTGTTCGAGATGGTCTTTGCGTTTGCAATCGACCAAACAAGCAGACTGTCAACTGGAACAACTATCTTGTTTCCCTCTTTGCCGACTTCCATTCCCTCGATTTCCACATTGCCCGCAAGAATCTCAAGTCTGAAATCAACTGTCGCATCGTTCAACTCTTTTGCTGTCTGTGTGACAGAGATTGAATCGAATCCCATCGCCTCAAGGTCTGACAGGAATGCTGATGCGTTGTGCGGGTCATAACAAATCAACTGCGGTTTGAGGTTGTATTCCCTCACTAAATCCTCAAGGTATTTGATGATATATTTGTAATCTGTCTTGATTCCTCCAAGTGTTTCCGTTACCGTCACAAGACCCTTTTCAATCCATACGTCATACGGTACTTTGTCGGTCTTGATGTGTTCATCTACCCTTGAGGACGGAATGAACGAATGTGTGTGAACAAAATATTTTTTCGTGTCCTCCACCATGAACGAAATCACGATTGCGATTGATGTCAAGTCTCCTCCGGATGACAAGTCAACGCCGACATAACACTTTGAGCCTCTGAAATCACTCAAGGATTTCAGAACGGCACATGCTTTCCATGATGCAATATCCTTGATGTATAGTGAATTTGACCACTGCATCCACATGTTGAGCTGCTTGACAAGGAAGTCTCTCAAGTCTTCCCCGCCCATATCACGGGCAGTGTGTGCAATCGGAATGAGGTTCTCAAGTGCGTCTCGGTCAAATTCAAGAATCGGGTTTGCTTTTATCCAATTCTCCGGCGTGTATCTGTCATCGTGTTCGTCCATCTGTGCGATATACACAAATTGACTGTCGTTCTCGAAAACGCCCTTGAGTAGATTGCAGCAATACTCATATAACTTGTAACACGGCGACTTGAGGTCGAATCCTGCTGTCGTGATGACCGAAATCAACGCCGACTTGAGTTTCTTGATACCGCCCTCAAGCAGCTTGTACATCTGATTTGTTTTGTGTGCATGATACTCGTCGACGATTCCCAAATATGCACGATGTCCGTCGAGTGACTTTGTATCACCGGACAATGCTTTGATTTCTGAATGTGTCAACAGACAATCAATCGTGTGGTTGTGGTCGTGAACCTTGAACCACTCTGACAAATCCTCGTCGGAATTGATAAATTTTGCGACCTCGTCAAAAACGATATTCGCTTGGTCTTGCTTTGTCGCCGTACAAAATATTTTTCCGTACTTGTACCCGTCGAAATTGCCGTAATAACACGCCAAAATACCATTGATGAACGATTTTCCGTTCTGTCGTCCTAATTGCACATAAGATGTTCTGAATCGTCTGTATGACTTTTCCTTTGTTCTCCATCCATTGAGTGACCCTAAAATGAAACACTGGAACGGATATGCCGTCACATGCTCATTTTCCTCACCCTCTGCAATGGTCAATTCCTCTGCGAAATTGATGATTTCCTCCGACTTTTCAACGTCGAAATAGTATTTGTATGGTGCTGCTTTCGATTTTTCGATGTCGTCAAGATGCCTCTGACATGCAAGACGGACATATTCTCCGGCTGTTATCTTGCCCGATACAACATCAAGGGCGTATTGTGTGCAGCGGTCTTTTGTTTCTCCTGCTTTTGCCATGCCTTAATTTGCATATTTCGCAAATTTGTTCTCCGGCTTTTGCTGTTGTGGTTTCGGTACGACCAAACGGCAGCGGGAGGAAACTGTCAGTCCGAAATCTGATGCTCCCTGCCTACACTGTTTCATGCAGCGGTCTTGAATAATCATGAGGCGTTCTCTTTCTCCGGAAACGACCTGTCTTGTACCGACCTGCACACGTTCTTTTTCGCCCGTGTCCGGATTTTCCCGCATCTCATAGACTGGAACATCCTCCATCAATGGAGTTGCTCTGATTTGCTCTGTGATTTCGATGTACTGCGTTTGTGCAATGAGTAGTCTCGCCAGTGCATCACAATCAAGGTTTGAAATCAGTTTGATTTCGAGTAATTCTTTCGCAATCTTCCGGAACTGTTTCTTTTGCTCCGGTGTCAAATATGACGGAGGTCTCACTTTGTCGCATGGTGCTGTGACCTCGGCGTTTTTTCGTGCCTCAATCTCGGCTTTTGTGAGGTGCTTTCGCCCGTTCATCACAACCAAATCTGTGGGTTGTCTTTGTCCTGCCATGATGCAACAAGCCTCCTTTCCGTCAGTATTTCAGTGCTTTTGTGTCACATTCTGACACCTCTTTCGGATATACCTTTCTACTGAAATTCCCGTGGGGAGTTTTCTCCAAGGAAAAGAGGGGGTGCGACTAAAAACGAATCGCACAAAACTTTTTTATATCCCCCTGCCTCTCGAAAGTGGTACTCAATCAGTGACCTCAACTGTTTTTGTGTTGCTCTCATACTTGCTTTGCTCTGCTTATACAGAGCAGTGATTGTGTTGTGTGTCTTATGGTTGAGAGGTATGAGGTTGAACGGATTCAATCGCTGTTCCCAGTCGTCCTCAAGTTCAATGATATGGTGAACCGGATTGCATGTGAGTAACTCATGCTCGACATATAATGCGTATATATCTATGTTGTCATAAACCTCAATGATACGTTCCCGCATTGCCCGCCATTCCTTTGATACATAGAACTCTGCTGCTCTCTCGTCTCGCCGTGTGTTGTTGTATATCATGTGTCTCGACTGCTGCCGTTGCTCACACTCCTCGCACATCTTCATTGACTGTGGAATCAACTTGCCACACCTGCATGATTTCAATAGCATCTGTGTTCTCCTCTCTTGCTGTGTTCTCCTGCTGTGTTATCCACAAGAGGCGGGCAGTTATGCACATGACTGTGTATATCCCACCCGCATATAACAGGAGGGCAAACAGGCAAGAAAAAAGCGACTGCACATCTGCAATCGCTCGTCTCAACTGTTCACGCTAACATATTATCACGTTTATTTTGTCTTTTGTTCACCCACTTTTTACCCCTGTTTTCACCCTCATTTCACCCTGTTTTCACTCCGTTTTTATCATTTTCAATCGCTTTTGCACCGAATAACTTGATTGACAACCGCTGAATCATCACCCTGCACCACTTTTTCGGTGAGTTGCGTCCGCATCCTGTCTCCCTCACTATATCCTCGTATGACATGCCCTTTATATAGACCGCCTCAAGAGTGTCGTATTTGTACCCCTCACCTGCTGCCTCTGCATCTTCCTTGAGCGATGCAAGAGCCTTTTTCAAGTGTTCAAACAGAATGACCGTCTCTGCACGGCACTCTCTGACCGATTGCAAGAACGCCTTTTCTGCTGATATGTTGTATTTGCCTATATCCGGCACTTGAGAGGTCTCTGATACTGCCTCGTTGATGTATCGTTCCATTTCACGATAATTTTCAAGATATAGCAAGGTTTTTTCAATGACCGTCTGCTCCTTTTCCTCTTTCATGCTTTTTCCTCGCTTTCTGCTTTCTTCTCATAGGCAGACCGTGCATTTTACGCCAGTTATTCGTGTTTTTGCGGTTTTCCGCATCTCTTGAACTGCTCATTTTCAAAATTGCCGTTTTTGCCTGTTGCAAAGTCGTTCCCATTTGCAAAACTGCCTCAACGAACGCCTCTGCTGTTGTTTCAATCTTCATTTCTGGTTCTTTCTGTTTTTCCGGTTTCGTGACATCCGGATTTACGGTCGCTTTGTCTGCTGCCGTCTCAATAATGCCCGAAATCTCTTTTTCCGTTTTTCCCATCGCCCGAAATCGGTCAATTATACCTTTTAAGATTCCCATATTATCACAACCCTCCTTTTCGCTTACATAAAAGGCAATTCGCCGTCGATACCGTCCGGAATGTTCATGAATCCGTCTCCTGCGTCTGAATATCCGGCATTTTCTGCCTGTTCTCCTGCTGCCCTCTTGCTTTCTGCAAATTCCTGTTCCTCAATCACAACATCCGTCGTATATACCTTTTGCCCGTCTCTGTTGGTGTATGAACCCGTCTGAATCCTGCCAGTAATAACAATTTTTGTTCCCTGTTTCAGATATTTTTCCGCAAACTCGCCGTTTTTCCCAAATGCCACGCATGAGATAAAATCTGCCGACTGTTGCCCGTCTCTTGCACCTCTCCGGTCGACTGCCAGTGTATAACGTGCCACACACATGGATTCCTGTGAACCGTTCTGCTGTGTATATCTTACATTCGGGTCTCTTGTGAGCCTACCCATCAATATGACTTTGTTCATTCTCTTTTTTTGTCCTTTCTTGAATCAATCTCTCGTATAAACGCAAATCATCCGGCGGGATGTCGAGATTCCAGTCTCTCGCAAATTCTATCCCGCCGATGAACGCCTCTTTTTCTCTATCAGTCATTTTCCCGCTGCATAACATATTCATTTTGCATTTTCTGCAATCTGACAAGTCCTTTTTTGAACTCAAGGTCATCACCATTCATGCACACATCGAATATTTTCTCATAGTCGACAATGTGTGTCTTGATGAACTCTGCCTCCGCTGCCGTCCTGCTCTCATTGATGAACATTCCCTTGACTGCCTCTTTTATCATTTCACAATGGGTCTGTTCCTCCTCTGTCGTTGGAGGTGTGGTTGCAATCATTTTCTCATACGCATTGTCAATCGCTCCTGCAATGAGTTCTTTCCAACCCTTGCCCCGCTCTCCTAATAACTGACATTCAATATCCTCGAAACGGTTTCCTTGCCCTGCTGCCGTGATTCTGATGTCCTTTTTGCCCTTTGTTGCAATCAGAATCAAATCGTCGTCGTATGCCTCCATGTAGTAGTCAAATTTCGCATCAAAATTCAGATTCGGATTGATGATGATTTCCGGTTGACTGCTGCCCTCTGTTTGGATGCTCACTCCGATGTATTTCGCATCTGTTGCCTTTGCATTGATAAATATTGCCTTTAACTCGCTTTTGTTCATGCTGCTCCTCCATTCACTAATCTGTTGAGTAACTGTTCATACATGGTCTTGTATGTGTCTCTTTCTGTCTGTAATCTGATTGTGTCCTCTGATGATGTCATATTTGCAATTTTCTTGTTTTCCTCAACGTATACTGCTGCATCCTGTTCAATCTCTGCGATTGCCTCCTCATGCTCCTGCTGCATTGTCTCAATTTCTCTCTTGAGACTGTCGATTTCCTCCTGCTGCTCCTTGATGGTCTTGTAATACTCTTTTGCTGTCTTAATGCCATTATCCAACTGCAAGGAAATCATGAGAGCAATGTCGATATTCTCCATTTCCTTGTCTGTCGCCTCTCCGATATATGTTCCGATGCGTTCCGTTGATACCGAATAAACCTGCTCACACAATACCGTGCTGATTCTGCCTGTTGACCTTATTGTCACATGTGTCGGGAGGTCTGTTTTTGGCTGTGTGGTCATATATACAACTTCAACAACATTGCTGTTCTCATTGTTCTTGTTGTTGCTAACCACTACCGCCGGACGGTCTGCGTGTTGTTCGCTCCCGTTGTAGGATGCCCCCCTCTGCTGATATAGAACATTTCGCCTCTTTTGATGTCATTCATGATTATTCCTCCTTTTCTGCTACAAGACCAATGACACACCATCCGTCCGTCAATCCGCTGCATGTGATGTCGTCGTCTTTGCATGTGATTCTCATGTCTGCTGTTTCTCCGGTTGCTTTGCCTGCTGCAAATACTACCAATTTGACGACATTTCCGACCTTGAAACCGTCGTCTTTTGTTATCATGTACGGTTTTCTATGTTCTCCCGTGTATTCCTCGAATTTCTCCTTTGATACTCTGATGCTCTTTATCTCCCCCGTTGCATCTGACGGGAGGTTTTTCATTTTCTCCTCCTGCTCCATCTCACGGAGTTTTTTCTTTGTCTCACGGTCGATTGCATCCTGTTCCTCTGAATATCTCTGCTCGTCGGTCTTGTATGCCTCTGTACGGTTCTTGTACTGGTCGCATGAGGTACATGTTCCGGTCTTGACGTTACATGTCTCATATTCGGTGCAGGAATAGCAGATTGATGTGATTCCCTCCGGATGTGGCGTTTCATAATCGTCGCCCGCTTTTGTCTCCGGAGGATTCATGCCGATTTCTGCCTCTGTGTCGGATTCTGACACCTGCTGTCCTGTTGCCTTTTCTGCTTTCATATCTTTCACATCTTTGTGCGTGAGTTCTCCGGTCTCTGTAAATTTCCCCAGTGCCTCCCGCTGCTCGTCCTCTGTCATCCCGCTCAATTCATAGGCTGCGGAAAATGTGAGGCGTTCGCCCTTGAGTTCCTCTTTCCATTCCGGAATCAGATTGTTGTTGACTGCCTCTATTTGAGCAACCTTTGTTTTGCTCATGTGCAGCATTGATGAAATCACCTCTCTCAATCGTCCGGATTGCAGGTCATATCCCTTGATTTTCTTTCCCGCTGCTTTCATACGCTCAAGAGATGCCTTGAGGCGTGTTTCCTCCTCAATCATGTCTGAAACGGTCTTTGTACGGTATGCATTTGCAATTATGATTTCAACCTGCTCCTCGTCATCGTCCTGCGGTGTCGTTAATTTACTGGTCGCAAGTTCAAATTCTTTATATCCCTTTGATACAAGATACTTGAGAGCCTCCCACCGTCTTTCACCTGCCACGATTCTATATTCGCCCATTTCGCACGGTGCATATACAAGTTCGAGGTTCTGTTTCAGTCCATACATGAGGATGTCTCCTGCCAGTTCCTCAATCTGCTCTACACTGTAAAAATTCATATCATTCCGGTACATCTTGAAAATTGAGATGTCCTTTGTCCGGAATCTTGCTCTCGGAGATTCGTCAATCCCCGCTTTGCTGTTCTTGTTGAGTGCGTCTTTCACGCTGAATCCTGCTGCCATCTGTTCAACCTCCTGTCATTACTCTGTGAGTTTCTGTTTCTTTGTCTCTGTACGCTCGACGTTGATTTCACCCTTTGCATTCTGTGAAATTGATGCTTTGACCCCCCCCTCGGAGGTTCAATGTGACCTTTGCAAGTCCTCCGGTGTAAATCTCCTCGACTGCTGCCTTTAAGATGTTCACGATGCCCTCACCGCATCTCTTGTCCGGTGCTGCATTCTCTCCAAACAAGGCAGATACATTCATCATTGCTTTTTCTTTTCTCTGCCTCTCTTTCTGATACTCGACCGCCTCTGTGCAGTTACATGTCATTGTTGCCTGTTCCTCTGCTTGTGCTGCTGTCAGTTTTTCATCTGCCTCAATCTGCGTCATCTGACCGCAGAATCTGCATTTTGCTGTTTCCACAATATTTCCCATGTGCTTAATCCTCCGCATTTATTTTCTCTATCCTCAACATGTATGTGAGATATAATTTTCCATCTCGTCTGAACCCTTTGTATCTGCTGCAATATTCATTCGCATCCATCCTCATTATTGCAATAGGATTGTTTCTTTTTGGGATGTTTACCGTCACAAGTGCCTCTCCCCATCTTTCGGTTTTTATGTTTGTTTTGATGTTGAAATCAGTGCCTCCGACTTTTTTCATGAATTTTTCTGCATCCGCATATAATTTCATCCAATCGTGTTCTTTCATTCCTACCCCTCCATTTCCTTGAGTAACTCATGCACAACGCATCTGTAATCTTGAGACACAATCCCACGCTTTGAAAATTTCGGGAGTGGTATCATTGCCGTTGTGGATTTCTCTGCGATGATAGAACGGCGAATCGGTGTGACAAACATGTCAAATCCGGATTCTGCTTTCAACCACTCCTCAACCTCAAGAGATGTCTTGTTTTTCTGTCGCATTGTCATGAGTGCCTTGATTCTCAAGTCCGGATTGATGTCTCTCAAGTCCTCAATCTGCTCCTCAAGGTTCTGTAATGCCTCGATTTCATATCCCCCGACCTTTACCGGAGCAATAATGAGTTCTGCTGCAATCAGAATGTTAATGACTACCATGTCGAGCAATCGCCCGCAGTCACAAACACAATAATCATATGCACCGGAGACCTCCTCCAACGCCTCACGCAATCGTGTGACTTGATTGTCCTCTGACTTGAGCAGCAGATTCATGTCGGTTTTCATGAGATAGCCATTCGCCGGAATGATGTCAATGTGCGAATAGTCGGTCGGTCGAATCAAATCGCCCGTTTTATATGTACCTCCGACACATTCATGTTTCTCAAGCAATTCACTCATGCCGATTCCGTCCGGTTCATATACCCCGAACGTCTTTGATGTGTCTCCCTGCGGGTCTCCATCTAACACAAGCACTCTTTTCCCCTGCTCCTCGCCCAACATATAGGCGATTGAATCGGATGTCGTTGTTTTCCCGATTCCTCCTTTTGGTGACATTACTGCAATAATTTTCATGTCTTTTCCTCCTGTTTTCCTGTTATTGTCCTGTTATAAATAAATTGTGTAATACAGTTTCATTTGCAATTCTTGAAACTTGAAATCCGGCGTTTCGTCCGGTCGTAGTGGTGACATGAGGTTCAATTCTTTCCATTTCCTGTGAGTAATCTCCGGAACTGCTCTGAATTTCACAACCTCGTCAAATTTATACTGTTCATAGAGTTTGCAGTTCGTGTGACCGACCTCCGGTGCAAATAATGCAAGATAGCCGACGAACATCTCCTCGCCTCCCTTGATGATTCGCAGCATGTCCGCACTCTCTAATGTGTTGAGTAAATCCGCAAGCGTCATGACCTGCCTCCCTTGACTTTCCCATCCTTGAGGATGCTGTTGTTCGGGATGCTCATGTTCAAATTCCTCTCCATGTGCAACGCATCCGATAGATTCAAATATTCCTCAATGACTTTGATTGCCTCCTCTGCTGAATAGCAGGTTGCGACGAAATGTCCTGCTGCTGCCATGTCTGCAAGGAACTCTTTTTGCGTGTCCTGCTGCCTGTTGTTACCGAATTTCATTTCAACGAACAATCCACAGTATGAGCCTTTCGGATATGGGAGGCACAAATCAGAAACACCCGCCTTGACACCCATCTGCTTGAATTTGACTGCCTCTGCTCTGTTCCTGCTGCCTCCGTTCGGTACATGGAACAACCATCTCAATTCCGGATAACGGTTCATGTTCCAATTCGCCCACGACACGACATTGATTTGCTCTGTGTCCTCACTTCTCATTGCATATTTCATGCTCATTTGCCTTTGCCCTCCTGTCTGCATGTGTCATAATATTCGCAGAACAAGCAAACGTGTCTGCAATCCTTGACCTTGAACATCCATGTGAACCGTTGCAGCTTGTACCGCAGTATGTACCCGATTTGTGCAATGTACGGATGTTTCTGTCTGTATGTTTTCATTCGTCCTGCTCCTCCATTTCTAAAATCATAAAAGCATGTATGAAAATGCTCTTGTGTTTCCTGCCGAACTGGTCTTTTGCCGGAGGCACTTCATGCATGTTCTCAATCGTTCTCTTTGCCTCCCACCATCGGCGTGTTTTCCCGTCTCTCGAAATCGGTTTGAAATGTACCTTGACCGTTCCCTTGACGACGGAAAACTGGTCTCTGTCTACCCGCAGGATGTCATCGAATCCCGCTGCCTTGACTGCTGCCTCTGCTTTTCGGAAATACCTCTCTTTCGATTCCGGTTTCCAGTCAAACCTCATTTCCCGACCACCTCCTCAATCTCTTTCATTCTCTGCATGATTGCCGTGTTGTATGAATAGACATACACGCCGTTGTTCCACAAATGTTCCCTTGCACCTCTTTCGCCGTAGTTGTACGCTGCAAGTGCATCCTGCACCGTTCCGTATTTCTTGAGGAGATACGAGAGGAAATCAATCCCGACTTTCACATTCTGATATGGGTTCATGAGGTCGGTGCAGTTCAATTTCTGCATCCGGTCGGTGTGCCATTTCTCATATATCTGCATATATCCCTTTGAGTTCCCGTTGTCTCCGGTCTTGTCGAACTCATATCCGGATTCATACTCTATGATTGCCAATACAAGGGCATACGGAACATCGTTTTGCTTGCATAGACATCTTGTGTATATCTGCATTTTCTCCGGAAAATAGCCTTTGTCTGCATACTTCTCCGGCAGGTCGCAGAACACGAATCCCTCAAGGTCATCACTCCCCCAGTCCTCGGACATGGTGTCAAAAACCTTGTATTTGTCCTCGATACTCTCTGTCATCTGTGTCATTGTCTCCGGATTCTGTATCACTTCCACTTGCGTTGTCTCCGGTTTTTCCTCCTGCTGCTCCGGTTCTTTGACATTGAACAATATCACACAAAATCCTGTCAGCAATACCGCAATCAATGCGATGTGAAACGCATTATACAAACCTGCTCTTTTCAATGCCCGTCTTATCCGTCTTATTCGTCTTATTCGTCTTTTCACCTGTCGACCTCCTTTTCCGCATTCGTGCATGTATATAAAACATGCAGTTAAAATCGTTGTAGTACACTGCTGCATTTGTGAAATCCATGTCCGGATACCACTTTTTCAATATCTCCGGAATGGAATCTCTGTCCTTGACCATCTTGTCAACGAATGAGCCTATTTTTTTATAACTGCCTCCCGCTGCCGGACGTTTAGAATGAACGACCTTGATTCGTGGGTCTCTCAATCCCTGCGAACTGTTCCATCTCTTTTCCGACGGAACACGGTTCTTTTCCTCGACGATATAATTCGCCATACCGGACAGACCGTTTTCGTCCGTCTGCAATCGGCGAACCTCATTCCTGCTTGACTGTTTCCAACAGGATTCAACCGTCTCCATGTCTAACGCTCCATCCATGACAATGTGATGATGCCATCTGATTTCCGCATCCGGATTGTATGCGGTCACATAGACATATTTCGCATTCGGGAGACCTCTCTTTTTCCTCTGATAGTTGATGCGTCGGATATACTTTTGCACATTCTTGATTGCTGCATCCACATCCCCGTCCAGTGGGAGATGCTCGTCATCATAGGTCAATGTCATCCAAATATCACGGTCACTGAAATTCTCATTGATTAGTCTCTCAACGTATTTCCTTGCGTTCTTGTCATTCAGATTCTTTTGAGCCTTGTTGTTGTCTTTCTTGATAGTCCTCCCCTCCGGAGGTACTTCATCCATACTTCGGAACTGCGGATATATCTCAATTTCAAACTGGTCTCCTGCTGTTATCTCTTTGAGTGCATATATCACTTTCTTTCGATGTTGGAACAGGTTCTCAATGAACCATTCGTGCATGTCCTCCATCGCTTTGTTATATGCTGCCTCATAATCATACGGGATATATTGCATCCCTCTTTTTCTTGCCATCTGACACAATCCTCCTGTTATGTTTTCGTAGACTTGTTATTATCTATTACAAGGACGATAAAAGTTCCGAAAACCCTTGATTTTATAGACCTTTTCGGTCGCTTTTCAAGTTGCTTTTTTGTGTCAGATTTGCTATAATATTTCTATCAGTTAGCGACTGACACAATCAGTCGATACAAGGACGACCACTGCAATGGTTGTCCTTTTTCTTTTTCTTAATCTCTGTATTCTATTGTCATATTGCCGTCTTTTGCACATCTAATCTCCTTTGACATTCCCTCCGAAATTCCGAATTTTTCGCCGACAATGATTCCGTCGCATCTTCTCAATATGTCCATTCCTGCTGTCAATCCGATATTTCTTTCTTTTTCGTTTTCTTCTGACAAGCACTGCGTCATATATAAGTGAACTGTAATTGCAGCATCTCCTCTCAACAAAATCTCTCTCGTTAGTTCTTTCGCATATTCAATATTTCTTTTTAAAATTTTTTCGCTACCCGCATGATACGGTGAACATATATATATTATTTTCATTCATTTACCTCCTCGAATTTACCGACTTCATTTCCCCAACAATCCCATCCGGCTGCTGCCTGTCTTGCAAATAATTCAATTCGTGGCACATCGCCCGTGAACTCTACAATCCTTTTTCTAACTTCATCCGGTTTTTTGCTGTGTTCTTCTCTCACTGTTTCCACTAACTGTGATACCGTATGATGTACGCTCTTTTTCGGTGGTTTCCCTTTTGTCGCAATCAAACACACTTCACTATTTGATTTAGTATAGAATCCTATTCCCTTGAACCAACTACCGTTTTTATTTCTCTTTACCCAACAAAACCCAATTGTTTTGTATTCAAACCCCCACGCTTTGATTGTTGCAAGAGCCTCTTGCAATTTCGGGAAAGTCGCCCACATGAATAATATGCAGTTCTTGTCTGCAATTCTTTCAACTGGTAATTCCTCAATATCCTTTTGTTTCATCGTTTCGTAATGTGCTTTTGCTGCCCCCTGCTTTTTATCACACCACTGTTGATAAGACCATGGCGGGTCTGCATAGATTACATTGTATTTTTTGTTTGTGTTGTAAAGATTTACTTCCATTCTTTTTCCTCCTATTTGTCAGACACCTGCTGCAACAAGTGCCTTTTTCTTTGTTTTTGCTCCTGCTATGTACTGCCCCGCCGTTATGACGGGGTGTTTTCATTAAACGGCTGCAACCGCCTCTTTCTGTTCCCATCTGCGACGCTCCTCTGCTTTTCCTGCTGCCTTACCCTCGGCATACGCAGACATCACCATAATGGTCATTGATTTTCCCTCAAGGTCGTCAATATTCATGAATTTTTCTGCCATGCTCTCAATCACTGCCTTTTTCTCGTTTCTCGTCATTTTTCAACACCTCCTCGGATTCGTTCAATCTCTTTTTCTATGTTCTTTCCGGAATAATCTGCAAGCAGTTTTTCCGAAATGTGATACGTCCAAATCGAGGACATCTGCACCGCCGTTCCTATCGGGAGTTTTCCCTGCTGCATTGCTACCCTCACGAATTGCGGTGACACATTGAGGATTGCTGCTGCCTCTGTCGGCAATATTCGTCCTATATCCATCCTGTTTCCTCCTGTCGGTGGTTCTCTCGGTCTTTTCATCCCGTCCACCTCTTTTCCGGCAATGTATACCGTGTTGATGCTTTTCACATTAAAAATCATCGAAAACCTGTTGACCATCCACGCACTTTTTAGCAGGTGCGACCGCTGCCATGTTTCCCACGGTATCGCTGTACGATGTCTTTCGGCTTGCCATCGTCAGAGTGTCGGTTGCCATCCGGACACTGACGGGGCGACTGCTGCCCCGTTTCGGCTTTAATAAAAAGAATCTTTCTCCATTTCGTCGTCAACTTCTTTCGGTATCGGGATAGGCTCGAAATCATCGTTTTTCCCCTCCCAATAATCAAATAATTGTTGTATGTACTGATTCAACTCCTCTACTCTGCACATTTTTGCACCTCCTGTTCTTATTCGTTCACTATGTTCTGTATTCCTGCCATTGCTAACGCAAGAGTTGTCTTTCCTCCGTTTGCCTCTTTTCCTCTCCTCATTAACGCACTATGTATTTCAGACGGTAGATTTTTTGTTCCTGTTAAAACTGCGATGCATTCGTCGTATTCAAGAATGTTTATCAGTTCGAGAGCCTCTTTTACTGTGTTTAATTTGTCTATTGATTTGTTTACTAAATCCTGTCGTGTCATTGTTTTGTACCTCCTGTGTTCTTTGTAAGAACAGTATAATTCTTTGAAAGAACATTGTCAACACTTTTTTGTTCTTTGAAAGAACTTTTTTATTGATTTTTGTCTCTTTCGGTGTTATGCTTTAGAAAATAGAGGAGGTGATTTCACATGACACAAGGCGAACGAATCAGAGAAGTGCGAAAAACACTCGGTCTCACCCTTGAAAAATTCGGTGAGAAAATAGGAATGAAAAAGAACTCTGTCAGTCAAATTGAAAACGGAAAAAACTCCGTTACTGAACAGGTTGTCAAATCAATCTGCCGTGAATTTAATGTTGATTATATATGGTTGACTACTGGTGACGGTGAGATGTTCGTTGATACTGACGACGATTTCATCGAAAGAATTGACCGCATCATGGCAGGTGAGGACGATGCCCGCAAGAATCTTTTCAAGGCATTACTTGAGGCAAGTGACGAGGACATCGCAGCATTTCAAAGAATCATAGATTTATTTGCATCAAAAAAAGACTGACAGTCTTTCAACTGCCAGTCTCATGGGTGTAGAGATACAACACGAATTTGTATATCCTCTTGAGGATGCGTTCGCTGTGTATCTTTCCGACTATTTCGACAATAGCCTCTTTGTAATTCAAGGGAGACACCACCCCCTTTCCGAATTGCATTGTATCATATATTTCCATGATTGTGGAAATATCGAGGTTGATTTCCATAATTGTGGAAATCGTTCCTCCTGCTGCCGGAATCTCGCTGCGTTATGGTACAATTATTTGTATTCGGATTCAAACAGGTCGGTGATGTTCACGCCTAATGCAATCGCTATCATTTCAAGTTGAAACAATGTCGGTGACACCTTACCATTTTCGATGTTGTTTATCGTGGATTTTCCGATTCCGGATTTCTTCGATAGCTCCATCAATGTGAACCCTTTTGAGGTTCTCACTTCCCACACAAGGATTTTCATTCTGCTCACCTCCTCTCTTGAGGAAAGTTTACAGAATGTTGATTTTATAGAAATGGAGGTGTGTTCATGAAATACGGTGTCAGAAAGCCAAACATTAAGAAAAGCATCAAGGCAAGAACAACAGGAAAAGTCAAACGGCAGGTCAAAAAGGCGGTCAATCCCCTTTATGGTAAAAAGGGAATGGGAATCGTCAACGACCCGAAAAAGGCGGCATACAACGCAGTGTATAACAGAACTACTGTCGGCGTGTCCGACATCGCAAAAGGATTGACGGCTGCAAACGGAAATCCTGCTGCATCCAGTTCCACAAATGCACCGCAGAAAAAGGAATACTCTGCAAATACATACAGTGTTTGTGGAATCCTCATGATTGTTCTCGGTGCTGTCCTTGCACTTTTAGGATTGATTCTATTGCTTGCTGTTCCGGTTGCCGGAATAATTGCTATTGTGTTCGGTGTCGCATGTGTTGTCATCGGTCGCAAGTATAGAAAAGTCGCAAAAGAACGCCGTGCAAATGAATAATGCACAATAAAAAAGACGACCCACACTGCAATGTGAATCGCCTTTGTGAAACCTCCGTCTCATGCTCCTGCAAAAAGCACCGACAGAATGTTCCTGCAAACACCATTCTATCATAAAACCGTGCTTTTTGCATTGGTTTTATTTTTTATACTCTTTTTTAGGATGGTGATTTTATGAAACTACCGAACGGATTCGGAACGGTTTACAAACTATCGGGAAATCGCCGGAATCCTTATGTCGCCAAAAAGACAAAAGGATGGGAAATCGACCCGAAAACAGGTAAATCAAAACAATTATATACGGTCGTCGGATATTACCCGACCCGCAAAGAGGCATTGACCGCACTTGCGGAGTTCAATGCAAATCCTTATGATGTGAATGCTGCAAAAGTTACATTCGAGGATGTATATGAGCGATGGTCTGATGAACATTTTCCGACTGTCAGTGATTCCAACGTCAAAGGCTACCGTGCAGCGTGGGCGTTATGTGATAAACTTGCACGGATGCGTTTTGTTGATGTAAAACTCGACCACCTGCAAATGGTCGTTGATGAATCCGGCAAAAATTATCCTACACTCCGGAAATTAAAAATATTATTCGGTCTGATGTACAAATACGCTGTGATTCATGAGATTATTCCAAAAGAACGAAACCTTGTCGAATACCTCGACATTAAAAAGGCGGGCAATCCCAACGCATACAACCGTGAACCGTTCTCAAAAACAGAGGTTGCGAAATTATGGGATGTCAAGGATTCAAATATATATTATACCGTCATCCTCATGTTGATATATACCGGATGCAGAATCGGCGAACTCCTCGACCTCAAGAAAGAAAATGTGAACCTTGAGGAAAGATATTTCAAGATTGTCGCCTCGAAAACTGCTGCCGGAATCCGTACTGCTCCAATCTCCGAAAAGGTTTATCCGTTCTTTGAATACTGGTACAACCTCAATGATTGTGAATATCTCCTCTCTACTCCGGAGGGTGAACATTTCAAATACCGGAATTATTATGATTCGTACTGGTCGCCACTTATTGAGACCCTCGGAATGAAACACCGCCCTCACGATACCCGTCACACATGCATTTCCATGTTGACGGTTGCCGGAGTGTCAGACAAGGTCATCAAGAAAATTGTCGGTCATAAAGGGCAGGGTGTGACAGAGGTCGTATATACACATTTTGAAATTGAGGAACTGATTGACGCTATCAACAAAATATAGAGGTGTGCCATGAATAGAACTGAATACAAAAACAATTTCGGGCGTGAGCATTACGAACGAATCAATCTCGTTGTACCTAAAGGCATGAAAGACATCATCAAGGCTCTTGCATCCAGTAAAGGGATGTCGGTCAATGCGTACATGCAAGACCTTGTCAGAAAAGACCAATGCGGTTTATTTGATACAATGCAGATTGCAGAAAAGAACAGAGAAATGATTTCCGGAATCACCGGAAACATGCACGACGGATATGACATCATTTTCAAGGACGGTCATTCCTGCCATTGCCGGACGAAAAAGGATGTCCGGTCATGTATCATTGAATACTGCAACGAAAAGGGCGATTGA